TTCTAAAACAACAAAAGATAGAATGCACTCTTACTTAATTGAGAACGCAAACTATAGACTATATCAAAAAAAAGGTAATTGGTTCATAGATCAAGTTGATAAATCTAACGACTATAAAACTATCAAAACTATACCTTATGAAAACAACATGATCTTGGAGGTTGCATAAATGATTAAATACTTAATACACTCTAAAAAATGGCGTGATCGTGTAAATGGTAATACATATCACGCAGTAAGAATATTAAATAATCAAAACAATTCAATGATTGCTGCACCATTTCAATATGGATATGGTGAACAGTTTATACAATCAGCTAGTGAAGTCATGATTAAAAATGGATGGATAAAAGAGAAATTGAAAGGATTAGATTTTCAAGAAATCCATATAATAGATCAAGATGATTGTAAGAAAAAAGAAGTTGAAAATTGGGGTCAATCATGAAAAAATATAATATAAATATGTATCAAGTACCTATTAAAAAGATATACCGGGTGAAACAATACTGGACCGATTGGTTGAAGTATAGGCTGCCAATACCTAAAAACATAACGCCATTTAGATTAAAAAATTTGTTAGGGTGTTATAAATGAGAAAAATAATACAACAAATAAAACAATACGAATTATATTATAGACATGAAATCCAATGCTTTTTAATTGGTTTTCTTTTAGGTGCTATAATATTTTAGAAAGGGGAAACTATGTATATAGATAAATATGAAATCTATTCTTATGGAAGAAAGTGGAAGAATGGAAAACAAAACAAACAATCTGAAGTCTTAAACTATTGTGAAAATAGTTATCATGGTACAGATGGTAAAACTTTTTTACAATTAATTTCTGATCTTGATGATGCTTGGCACAAACACGAAGGAAAAGATTGCAAGATAATTGTTGAGTTCAGAGATCATAAACATGAGTAAACTAGAAATTGAAACCCTTTGCCATTTAATTATGGCGAGGGGTTTGTTTTATCGTCAACTTCTTCTGCGTCTAAGTCAATCAGATCGGGAGTATCTTGCCACGAAACAGAAATTTTCTGATCTATATTCTGCTTTATCGGTTTATTGTCAGAATAAAGATCGGTCAGC